ATATGATTAAATTTCAGAACTCTAATATAGTTATCAAGGGTAATAATGGTGATGATGTTTATCCTGAGATTATTCTTACTAACTCTCACGATGGTATTACTAGCTTTAAGTTTATGATGGGTCTATATCGAGTAGTATGCAGTAACGGATTAGTTATCGCCGATCAGGAGTTAGCTAAGTTTAAGATGCGTCATATGGGTTATAGTTTTGAAGATCTTCAGGAGTTAGTTCAGAAGACTATTCAAGAGCTTCCTGCTAAGGTTGAGGTGATTAATAGGATGAAGACTACTGCTCTTACTGAGGAGCAGCAGCGCGAACTAGCTCTCAAGGCTTTCCTCTTGCGTAAGGGGGTTGCTATGGGTGATGAAGGATCTAATGTAGACTCTGAGACTATCGATGCTATGTTAGATACTCGCCGTGAGCAGGATAAGGGTGATGATTTATGGTTGACCTTTAACCGAGTGCAGGAGTCTATTACTCAAGGAGGCTTTACTGCTGCTTTGACCGGTGCTAAGGTTCGTAAGGTAAGGAAAATTAGTTCTTTTGAGAAGGACTTGAAGCTTAATCAAGAGCTCTTCAAGCTAGCTCTCGAGTATGTTAACTAGAGTCTAGATTACTTTAAAGAAGTTGAGGGAGCCAGTTGGTTCCCTTTCTTTTTATACCTATATTATGTATATGAATATGATTATAGGAGGACTAATAGTAGGGATGGTTGTAAGCGATATAGCTCTTATGTACACCTTATTTCGATTGCATAGATGCACTCAAGAGATAGAGGCACTACTTAGACACAATATTGTTAGAGATGAGTTAGCAAAGCAATTACTCTCCAATCAATCCTCTCAAGCAGATCTAAATAATATACTTACTATGGCTATCTCAGAGCTTCAAGATAGGATCAAGGAGAAGGATAAGGCTATTATCTTCCAGCAGAAAATGGGGGAAGCATGAGGGGGCGCTTTAAAAACCTCGTCACGCGAACTTAAAAAAATATTTCACCCATTTTAACACGGGTTTTTCTATAAAATAGTTGGTACCGGAGTATATTTTTCTTATATTTAGTTAAGTTAAATGTTAAAAGTTAATAAAATGGTTATAGGATATTTGTTTATAGGTGTTGGGGTAGGATGGTTATTGGACTTGATTATCAGCGATGGTGGTACCCGAAGGGGTATGGATGGGTGGAGTAAGTTTGCGGTTATAGTCCTATGGCCGATATCTCTGCTAGGTTTTTTTATTATACTTATTAAATCGCTTTTCAATTATGAATAGGGTGGAGGAGAGAGAGATGGAATCCTTCATAAGGATTGCCCGTGCTAGGATAGGGAGTATCTATAGATTTCCTCCACAACAGAGAGCTGTTGCTGCTAGGATGTATAGGGAGTGGAAGAGAAGGAAGGATAATCTTTCAAAGTAAATAATCAACTAAAAGTCTAGAAAGAATGATGCAAAGTATAAAGGAGAAAAAGAGTATTAATCCAGGAGTAAGAAGTACTGTATTAAGATCCTATTGTAAGATACTGAATACCATTCAGAGTATGCAGAATATAGGACAATGGGATGTAGGGTATAGGATGGTAGAGATATTCGGAGAGAGGTTTACTGAAGACCGGGTTATGACTCGTATAGAGATGATGTATGCTAAGGAGAGACATAATGAATTACTTTCTCTCATAAGGATAAAGTATAAGATGCTAAAGAGAAAGAGAGAGTAGGGATTATTATGAGTAAACCGTAGGGAGAAAAGCGTAGTAAACTACACGTAGGTATATGTTAGTTAGAAGGGTAGCTTAAAGTAAAGCTTTAAGGTATTAAGTATGTGTATAAAACCGTAGGATAGTAAATGGTAGGATTAATTTATAATTCAGGCAAATTTGTACCTACCTTCCAACTTTTTCTATACAACAAATATATAACCATAAGAAAACCGTACATAAACCGTAGTATTTACCCATAGGTAGGGATTATTTAGTAAACCGTACCAAAACTGTACTCAGTAGTAAACCGTAAGGAAACTGTAGATAAACCGTAGTAACCTCCCGGTAGCACCCCATATAAAGGGGTAGGTATAAGGGGGTTAGGGTGGGGTAGTTAAAGTATAGCTTTAGAGGTACTGTAGGGGGTTAGGGGGAATGATTATGGGTGCTGACTGTATAGAGGTAGTGCTATAGATGGTATCCATTACCGGGTTGCAAGGTGAGCTTTAACTCTTTCATCTTTACCCTTTGGTACTTAGGTAGTTAAGAGGGTACTCTTAAAGTAAGGCTTTAAGTATGTATTAAAGTGATGCTTTAACCTCTACAAGGTAATCCTATCTATTTCAAAGAGTTAGGTATATGTCCGGCTTTAGGTATAAAAAACCTTATAAAAAGTTGGTACCATAAATTTTTTTCCGTACCTTTATATTATGGCTTCCTTGGAAAATTTTCCTAGACTAGAAGGTACCGGCCCGTCTACTCTTCCGGGTTCATTCAACCCCAGGCCCGTCATCCACTCTAAAGATAGTAACAAAAAAACTTTATACCAACTGTTTTTTTAGTTGCCTATAAAAAAGTTAGTGCGTATATTTAGGTATAATTAAAAACAAATAAAAGTTATGTCATCAGTCACAGAAAACGCACTTAGGGAAATCGCTTCAGCTTACGCCCAGGCAGTAGGTGTCCTAGAAGCTAGTATTAAGATCTCACTCGAGAGAGGTGCTAGCTTATCTACCCAGGAGAGGGAAGACCTACTAAAGAGAGGTCTAGAGAAATCTAAAGAGATAATCGATAACGCATAAGGGTTGGTTTATACTGACCCTTTTCTTATCTTTAGGTATAATTAAAAACAAACAATGGTTATGAAAAATGAGAAGTTAATGTTGAATGAGGAGATGATTGGTAAGTATATCAATCGAGTGCTTTGGTCCGATATTATGCCTTTAGGTAGGATAGTTTCTATCAAGAGTAAGACTAAGGTATTGGTTCAGAGAGTAAAAGCAGGTGAGAATAAAGTTAAGATGGAGTTTGTACCGGGAGGCTTTGCAGGTCATTGTGTCAATAACTACCAGCAGGATTATGACTTCTATGATGAGGGTCAGCCCTTTGAGCTTTCTCTCAGTAGGAGTTCTATGAAGAGAAGCTTCTTGCAGTTTGCTAATCACCCGATGAAGCATCATGACTACAACTTCTAAAGTTGATAGGCCCTTCGGGGCCTTTTTTTTTTATATCTGTACTTGAAAAACTAGAAGGTACCCGCCAGTCTACTCTTCCGCCTCTCTTCCAAGGGCAGGCCCGTCATCCACCCTATAAAGATAGTAAGAACTTTTTTAGTGACCAACTTTTATTTAGTTGGATTGTAAATAGTTTGTGCCTATCTTTAGGTATAATTAAAAACAAACAAAGGTTATGAATGTTATAGAGTTTAAAGAAATGGTTTCAGATGGTAAGATCTTTACTGTCGAGTTTGTTAAAAAGGACGGTACTGTTCGTAAGATGAATGCTCGGTTAGGAGTTAAGAAGCATCTTAAGGGTGGTAGCTTGGCTTTCGATCCTTCAGAGAGGAACTTACTTCCGGTCTTTGATATGCAGAAGGAAGGTTACAGGATGATAAATGCATCTACTATCCTGACTATCAAGATTGGTGGTAAGGAAATTGTTTTAGAAAATGTTAAGGAGGAGTTGGAATCTTAATAATTAATTATTATCTTTAGATATAATCTTAAAAAAATCAGTTATGTCAACAGAAAAAGTTCCTCTCATATGTTTCACAGGTGATGCTGATCCTCAGGGTCGTCTTCGCTTCAATCTTTCACATCGTCAAATGGCAGGTGTACATGCTAATGAGCCTGTATATCTAGTATCTCGTCGATCCTTAAGCAGGGTTAAGTTGTCGGACTTCATTACCTTAGCCGATCAATCTATCAATAATAACGGCAAGTCTATAGCATATGCCTTTATTGTTTACCCTAAATCTTCCAAGGTAAAGATGCGTTCAGAACGACTTCTTAAGCGTCAGGAAGCCTACATTCAGGGATATATTACGCAGTACTAGGTTTGGTTTGGATCCTAAGTGTACTGTTAAGGAGGGCTTCGGCCCTCTTTTTTTTTTAGTTAGTAGTTGGAATTTAGGTTTATAGTTCCTATCTTTAGTTACAAACAAAAAAAAAGGTTATGGAATTAGTAGAAATCAAAAATCAAACCATCAATTACATTATCAAATTTGAGGGTAATACATATAACCTCTTCTATTACGAAGATTTAATGTCCTACTCGGAAGAGTTGACTGAATTAACTACAGGGTTACCTGTCCTGGATGAAGATGAACATGAAAAAGTAATGGAGTTTTTTCATAATAATCAACCAAAATAGTTGGTTTGAATAATAATAGTTCCTATCTTTAAGTCTAATTAAAAACAAACAAAGGTTATGAAAGCAAGTGAATTAAATGAAGGGGTTTACGAAGTACTAACTCGCATTACTTACGCCCGAAAAGTGAATAGTTTTAGCGAATCTACTGCTAGCATGTTTATACATCTGGCAGATGAAACCAAAGCGGCGATAAAGTCCTTCCCGGTTTTAGATTTCGATGATGATGTTGATTTGATGGATATTTTTACTCTTGATGGAGATCAGCAGTTTTATGTATTTCATAATACGACTACCGATGGATATTTCTTAGTTGATACCCAGGGCTATAATTACCCCCGATATATCACCCGACTATGGGGTTTCATGAATGAACAAACCGATGATCAAATCGATGATACATTCCTGCGAATGGATGGGTTGGTTCGAATTGCTGATGTTGCGATTTTAAGATCTGTGGTTAAGAGTTTGGCTTTTGATTTGCAGGAAGAAGGATTTGATAGAGCAGATATCATCAACTTCATCGATGCTCAAATCCACGGAGCACTTTTTGAAAAATAGTTGCCTCCTAAAATATAGTTCGTATATTTAGGTATAATTAAAAACAAACAAAGGTTATGAAAGATAATAAAGTTATAGTAGATACAGTAATTGATTTGCTAATTGATATCGATTGTGATGGCGAAACGATGGAGTTTATCCTTCATAAAGTAGGAATGGAATATCAGATGCTAAGGCAGTTGATATTAAGTATGCCTTTAGAGCAGGTAGAATATCTTTTGGAAGAACGAAAAGGGTTGGTTAGTTAAAAGTTAGTTCGTATATTTAGGTATAATTAAAAACAAACAAAGGTTATGATAAATGAAATTCAAGATCCCAATCAGCTTACTCTCGGTATTGAAAACCAAGTATTGACTGTTGATCAAATAGCTCGAGTAGAAGCATTTAAAGAGCGATTGGATAAGAGTAATAAAAGTACTAAGGCTTCTTTGCTCCGTAAGCATGCTCTACTGCTAGAAAATGGCTTTGTCGAAGGTAAGGACTTCTTCTTCTATATGGAGGAAGAAAATGAAAATGCAGATGTTAATGCCAATGGCTGGAATGATGCTGAATTACTCGTTACTGTGGATGTTCAGCGGGTTAAGGGTAAGTGTGTACTACTCTACGATCGCTATGAAGTTACTTCTGATACGATTGTTAAGGCGAATGCCGGCTTTGAGATTGAAAGTAATAAGGTAGAGTGTTACCCTCTTATGGGTAATGCCCGGAAGATTACCTTCCGTAAGCTGAAAGAGAAGTTGGCTGATAAGAATTCTAACGCTCAATGGGAGATGAGCTCTACTCGTAATAGCAAGTCAGTGCTTAGCTATACTATTGAGAAGTATCAGAAGCTTGCCCCTAATGCTGAAGTAACGGCGACTCGTGAATATAAGTCTTACGGCTGTGGCTACTCTTTCGATGCTGTGAATGTCAAGTTTGAAAATGGAAATCTATTAGTTGTTGCGCCGGGAAGGAATAATGATGAGGAGTCAGTTCATCGCTTTATCGATGTGACGACTACTAGTAAAGGCGCTGAAGAGCTAGTCCAGTACCTCGGTCAGTAGTGTACGAGATTAGAACCAAAGAAGGCTTAGTTCTCGATACCCTTTCTGACTTTGAGAGGGCTCGAGATCTTGCTCAAGAGATTCAAGGTACTGAACCTATCTACGTTTATAATGGTGAAGAATTTATCTTTGGTAGTTGGATTATTAAAAGATAGTTCCTATCTTTAGTTCAATGAAAAAGGTTATAAATAAAGTAGAGGTGGTATCGACTACTTCGCTATCATTAGCAACGTCGGAGATAGCTAAGAGAGAAAAGAACGACTGCGTGGTACGAGCTATCGCATCAGCATTCGATGTCCCATATGACTTAGCTCACTCCTTCTGCGCTGTGAACTTCAAGCGTCAGGTAGGTCGAGGTACTTTCGGCTCACGTCTTTTCTTCCTTAAAAATAATAAGCTCTTTGGTAAGGAGATGATTGAGATGGGTGAGGAGCCTTTTGAAGGGTCAATATACAAAGAAATGTTTACCTACTATAAGCCCTCTAAGGTTTACTTCGGTACTGAATCTTTAGTAGCTAGGAAGATGACTGTGCATACCTTTCTAAAGAAATACAATAAGGGTGTCTTTCTTCTGTATGTCGATAGACATTGCTTCACCGTTCGGAACGGAGTGGTGTATGGTAACCCTGATGATGGTACTAACCTACGAAGAAGGATAAGAGGAGCGTGGGAGATAAGGGTTTAAATAATCTCTATCTCTAAATAAAATAGTTGGTCTGAATAATAATAGTTCCTATCTTTAGGTATAATTAAAAACAAAAAGTTATGTTTGAAGATATACAGGATAAGCATAATCTGTACTTAGATACAGCTTTCGAAGCAGCAGTTAAAGCAATTTGCTTAGAGTTGAATAGGGAGGAAGCATCTCTTAGCTTTAGTGAAATCGAAACCTATATGCGAGCTAAGTTAGAGTTAGAGTTGGAAGCTTTTAAGAAGGATTGGGGTATGTTAAGTTAGTTGGTTTAAATAATAATAGTTCCTATCTTTAGGTATAATTAAAAAAAAAAGGTTATGAAATATATAGTTGTTAGTTTCTTTAAGTATATAGTGTTGGGAAGCTTTGCTTTATTCATTATTACTTTCGCATATTTGCATCTTCTTGAATACTTAGGTATTTAAAAGTAATATAAAAGTTGGTAGTTTGTAGTTAATGTCTTATCTTTAGGTAATAGTAGTAGTAGTAATAATTTAAAACAATGGTTGTATGAATCGCAGTGAATTAATTGCAAAGGTTAAAGAGTTGAACCTGAATTTAGAAAAATCAGCTCATATGTGTACCACTGAAGCTCTTCAAAAAGCATTCGAAGCTTACGCAAAGGTTGAAGTAGTTGCTAAGTCAACTATGAAAGACCGGATCATCGAACTAGGTAAGCAGAGTCTTAGCTACAGAGATATACAAGAGACTATGACTAATGAAGGTCATGGAATTCGTTACCAGTATGTATTGGTAGTTCTTAAAAAGGAGGGTATCAAAGTCCCTCGCTCTAAACGGAAGGTTTCCGCATAACCTTTCCTTCCTAAGGAGACAGGCCCTGCAGAAATGTGGGGCCTTTTTTATTTACTTTAGTTGGTTTAAATAATAATAGTTCCTATCTTTAGGTATAATTAAAAACAAACAATGGTTATGAAAAATGAAAGTCAGGTTTTAGAGTTAATTAATGCATATGCAAATGGTTTTATTACTGATGAAGAATGTAATGAAATGATTGATTTATCATTAAATGAAGTATCAATAATTAAAAACAAATAAAGGTTATGAATATAAAGTTAAAAGATAATGTATTTGGATTCACTTGGAACTTCGAAGATGGTGAAGTAGAAGAAGTATTTACTGAGCAGCTTACTGCAAAGGAAATTCAGTTGATGGGTCGTGTTATGGGAAAAGATATCTGTTTGGTACTAGAAGATGCTGATATCGAATTGGTGTTTGGTGAATCTATCGAAACTCGGGACGACTTAGAGGAGATGGGATTAACAGAAGTAATGGAATTTGTTTAAGAAAAGTTAGTTAGGGGGTTGGTTTAACTGACCCTCTTTCTTATCTTTAGGTATAATTAAAAACAAACAAAGGTTATGGCAAATATGAGTTACTGCAGATTCGAAAACACGTACAACGATCTTCTAGACTGTCTAGAGACCATTGATTCGGTAGCTGAAAATGGAAGAGATGAACGGTATAGGATTCGTATGATCCAGCTTCTTAAGGAAAATATTGATTTAATTGAGGAGTTGGAAGATTAAAATATAGTTCCTATCTTTAAGTCTAATTAAAAACAAAAAGGTTATGCAAACTGAAATAGATAAAATGATGACTCTACTTACTAATGAGGGAGTTCATGTGTGTGGAACTACCGAAGACTTTTACGGAGGTAGGGATGAGAATAGCGGAGAGAATGGAATATGGATCTCAGGAGAATCTACTCCAGAACTATTTGACTACTATAAAGAGTACTGGAATGATACTTTCGGAGTAGAACCTAAACTAAATAAGATAGCAGAAGATAATGGCTGGTACTTTGAGTGGTATGATCCCGGAACCATGATGATGTGGAAAGATTAGAGAGAGGGGCCTTCGGGCCTCTTTTTTTTTCTCTTACTATGAGCTCACTCTTAGGTCACTCTGAGATCACTCTTCTCTAAAGGTGCTAGTTAATTTAACTAAGAGTGCTGTCAGCCGTAGGCTTCGGTTAGGTTGGCAAATGCATCCCTTATACTTTTCTACCTATACTCTTTATATACTTATATAGTACATATAATTCTCATCAATCTTTTATCTCTAGGATTAAAGCCAAATCTTAGGGTAAAGGGAGGAGCCTCCAACTCTTTTGTATTGGTCATATTGGTTACAAGAAACAATCTCCATTTGGGAATATGATTACCCCGGGAGAATCCATAGGTTTGAAAGGCAGAGAGAACGAGATTTCCGGTATCCTTATGATACCCTAGTGTGTAGGGTTCCACCCTTCTACGATAACCGTCGTAGTCAAACTCAAGGAGAGTCCTCTTGGCTATGGTGGTGCATATGATATCCGATAGGTTCATCCTTTTAGAATTTGCTTATCTTTTTTAATAAGTTGATTATCAACGTCTTTCTTATGCTCATCTAAAGCTAAAGTTAAAGAGTAAAGTATTCCCGACATAGAACTCAATGTGTTACGGACTTGTACTAGTTCTTTGGTTATACTTCGAATTCTTATGTAAGCAGTTAAACAAAGTATAGATAAAAATACTAGCATAAAGCCGGTCATTGGGGTAATAAAGTTTTCCATAGTCTTAAAATAAGAAATAGTATAGGAATATACAAATACCTAAAGAATTTTTTTAGGAAAATTTTTATATTATAATTGAGTATATGTATATATATTAAGGTAGACTTATCTTACTATTTATAAAGGTGAAGAGATTAGATGCCGATACCGTATTCTCAATTTTTGAGAGTGGATATGAGAAAGAGGAAGATACTCTAGATCCTTTCTCCCATCCCTATATTCTTATGGGGCTTATAATAGCCGGGGTGTCGACCTTTGAAACTATAGCAAAGAACTACCAAGAGCTATATCCCGATCAATTTAAAAAAATTCATAGAAAAGTAAAACTGCTATACTACGATAGACTGTATGGGTTTCTTCAGAATATCGATCCCTCCCTACCCCTCCACCTTCTTGAATGTACCAAACATGATCTAGGTAAAATAGTAGAAACACTCATCCTACTTATTAAGGAGTATGAAATTCAAGAAGAGTACACACGATGTGCTAAAATAAAGAAACTTCTTGATGAGATAGTTGCTTTTTAAAAATAAACTTACTATCTTAAGGTGAATATAAAATGGTTGCATGTCACTAAATAAACTTACCTTTGATCAGGCTCTTGACCTTGAATCAGAAGGTCTCATTACAATATACGACTTTGTAGATAACTACAACGATACTCAATACCATACCCGGGCCTGTGAATGGGTGGATAACTATAAAGCTATGCTCTTTAAGTTCCGCCAATATAAAGCCTATAGAGTCTCAAATCTACTTAATTGTGATTATCAAATAACAGTCAATATAGAACCCCAAGAACCTCACGTTACCATGGAGTGGAAACACCTCTTTGCGAAATCAACGAAAGATCTTGAAAAGCTAAACCAATACCATTCCAAAGGACAGTACGTATATGTACTTACTAACCCGGGGTATGACTTTATTAAAATAGGCAAAGCCGTAAACCCGCAACAGAGACTGCGCCAGATTAATTCCGCAGGAGTAGTCTCGGAATGGACCCTGTACTGGTCCCTACCAGTAGAAAATGACTATATGGTAGAAAACCTAGTACATAAAGCCCTGTCTGTCTATAGACGCAACTCCAATCAAGGATCCCATAGGGAGTATTTCCAGATAGATAAACAATATGCCGTTGATACAATACTCCATCTTGCTGAAGACTTTAAGACCGGTGAGCCTACCTACTACTGAGTATTGTGTATGTAACTCCTTTTACCTTAAAAGTAACCTAGAAAGAACGTAGGGTGGTTTGATAAATTTTTCGCGGCATGCGTTGTTCTCCTTTTCTAGTTGTTTCCTATGGGATTAGTTCGTATATTAAAAACGAAGGGAGGAGAGATAAGGGAGAGAGAGAAAGTTAATATTTAAATATATATAACTAAATAAAATAAAATTATTATGAGAACTAAATTATTAATAGAACAAAAATTAGATAAAGTAAGATCATTAGTACGGTCTGCTGAATTGCATACCGCTAGAATGGAAAGGAATGAGGCATATGAGGCTTATGATAAGATCCGAGAGGTATTGCATCAAATCCAAACTTTAATGCATACCGAATCACAAGACTAAAATTTTTATGCAACAGGTTTTATCAGCAGAACAAATTCAAGCTAATTGGGAGAAACTTCTTCAAGTTATAAATCACTATATCTCCTCTCCTAGAAAAGAGCAGTTACTTAAGCTCTATAATGAGATGGAGGAGACTATAATTACCTCCCCTGCTTCATCTAAAGCTCATTTCCATAATGCCTTCCCAGGAGGATATGTGGATCATGTACTAAGGGTAATTTCTTGTGCTATTCAAACTAAGAAATTATGGGAAGCATTTAATGCAGAAATAGATTTTACCGATGAGGAGCTAATATTCGCAGCTCTTAATCACGATCTTGGAAAGTTAGGTGATGGAGATAAGGAAGGCTATGTAGTTCAGACTGACAATTGGAGACGTGATAAGTTAAAGGAAAACTATACCTATAATACCGATCTACAGTTTATGCTTATTCAAGATAGATCTCTCTACATCCTTCAAAAGTATGGCATTTCTTGTTCTATGAATGAGTATCTTGGAATTAGACTGCATGACGGTATTTATGATGATGCTAATAAAGCTTACTTTATTACTCATATGCCTGAAGCAAAACTACGGCATAACATCGTTCATATACTACATCAAGCAGATTTCCTTGCTTCTAAAGCAGAATATGATAATTGGAAGAAAATAAGTGATCCTTCACCCAAAGTTAAGGAAAATAAGACTATTCGACAAAAAGCTACTCAATCCCTAACAAGTTCAGAAGGTTTATCTAATTTAATAAAAAATCTATAAAATGCTTATTATTCTCATTATTTTAACACTAATAGTTGGTACTCTGGGATATATTACCTATAATCTATTAAGAAAAGTAGAAAAGCAGGAAGATATCATTAAAAACCAAGATGAATACATAAAGGTTATTGTGGAAGCAATTGAATATAGTAATATAAGATTAAAAGAAGTTGACGAGAAAGGTACCTTTCAAGGAGATGATGAGATCGGCTGGTTCTTTACCAACCTCAAGGAGCTTCAAGAAGCTCTGGACCAGTACGGCGGTATAACTAAAAATGAAAAAGAATAAATCAGGAATATATTTTACACAAGATACAGAAGATGCAATTGTAAAATACAATAAAAGCGAAGATTACGAATACAGGAGCAAACTCTACAACGATGAGATTCATCCTGCATTCCTTAAATTAACAGAGAATATAATTCACACCTTTAAGTTCTACTACACCGATGTAGAGAACCTTGAAGATCTACAGCATGAGGTTATTACCTTCATTCTAAGTAAGTTACATCTTTTTGACCCCTCTAGAGGAGCTAAAGCCTACTCCTATTTCGGCACAATAGCAAAAAGATACCTTATCGTTTATAGTAATAAGAACTATAAAAAGCTAAAACAGAATATTACTCTAGGAGATGTAGTGCTGAGAGAAGAATCTCTGCCCACTTTTACTCCTAAACTAGTTCATGAGGACGATCAACCTATTGATTCTCTTTATAGAGATAATCTCTCTTACTTTGTAGACCTGTATGTAGATGCTTGTACCGAACATATCTATAAAGTATTTTCTATTGAGCAAGACGCTAAGATCGCTGATGCTGTTCTAGAGCTTTTCCGTAAAAGAGATAACTTACAGCTTTACAATAAAAAAGCACTCTATCTATATATTAGAGAGATAATCGATGTAAAAACATCGCAAATAACCAAAGTAACAAAAGTATTAAATAATATTTTTCAACTAAGTTACAGAGATTACTTAGATAGAGGAGTCATAACTCTAGAGAAACATATTTATAATAGCCATGAATCAATTTGAACAACCCATATTCGGAAAAAAGACTATGGGAGACCTCTATAAAGAGATCTACGATAATTCTAGAAAGAAAGAAGCTCAGATAAATGCTCTGATACAAGAGCTTAAGCCCATGGTTACAGAGATAGGAGAAGCTACATTAGTAGTTCCTATGATTGCTACCTATCTTGAGATAGGAGTAAAGAATGATGAACATCTTATTAAGCTTGCTAGCATAGTACAAAGAGCACAGCAGAGGGCTGAAACTTCGGGAGAGGAATTTGGACTTACTGAAGCAGAAAGAGAACAATTATTTTCTGAGATCAAAGCAATCGGGGATAGTAAGTAATGAGCTTTCTTAGCCTTATAGAGAGTCAACAGACTGAAGGTGGGGGTAATAATTCACCCTTCTTACCGGTTAGGGTTAGGGAAGTAATATTAGATGGTTCTAGAGAAGAACTAGGAGGTTGGAATGCATTAGGGTATATTAGATGGGATCAGATTAGCGATCCAACATCAACAGGACCTACCTCAGTCATCTACGCCAAACCTCTCTTTACTAACTATAAGAACTTCCCTCTTAAAAACGAGCTAGTTTTTCTTATAACACTACCAGATCCGGAACTGCAATCTGACACCAATTCCGTCAGCTATTACTATTTTCCTCCTATCAACGTATGGAATAGTACACACCATAACGCTATTCCAGATAACGTAAACTATATTAATATACCAAAAAGTCAGCAGCGAGACTATGATACTACCTCTAAAGGAGGAGCTATCAGGAGAGTAAGCGACGAGGGTACTAATATAGATTTAGGAGTAACTTTCAAAGAGAGCAATAAAATATATCCC